AGTATGCTTCGTTCAACAACAGTAGATCCTTGCACTTCTTCCTTGCCGTATTCCCTGTGGTGTGCGTCTGGTTGACTTCGATGGGTATCTCAACGATGGCATTCAACCTGAATGGATTCAACTTCAACCAGTCGATTGTATCGGCAGATGGTAAGGTCGTTCCTACTTGGGCAGATGTTCTGAACCGTGCCAACCTTGGTATGGAAGTAATGCACGAGCGTAATGCTCATAACTTCCCTCTAGACTTAGCTTCTGCTGAGATTAGTGAAGTTGCACTTGTTGCTCCTGCTGTTGGATAATTACAATCCAATACTTTCTAAAAGACCCTAACTAGTGTAGGGTCTTTTTTAATGCATGGACTTAGACGATCAAATAGAACTTGGGCATCTTTTATTATTAGAAAGGGAATGCCGAGTTTGTGGAAAGGAAAAAAATCTGGTAACTGATTTTTATCTTTCTCGTAAGGATCCTACTTTGCAGTCATCTTATTCTTATGAGTGTAAAGAATGTGTAGTAAAAAGAACTACTGAGTATAATAGAAAGAATGCTTATGGTGTTAGATCCCGATACCTAAAAAGGAATTATGGAATAAGTTTGGAAGATTATGAAATATTAATTGCTAAACAGCATCATTCATGTGCCATCTGTAAGACCACTGAGGCGGGTGGAAAGTTTAATAAGAGATTCTTTATAGATCGTGATGATTCAGGCACTGTGAGGGGTCTTTTATGCAAGTCTTGCAAAGTTTCCTTAGCTGAGATACAATATGATATACAAACTTTAAAAAAGATGATAAAATACTTAGAAAGAGGAAGGTCTTAATGAAACCAACAGAAAATTACGAACAACTTCTAGCAAGATTCACTAAAAGAATGGATCAGGTAGGAAAGAAAAAAGCAGAATTAGATCCTTCATTTGATGAGTGGCTTAAAGTGGACTCACAATTACATTACCTAAGAGGATGTAAAGAAACTGTTGAGTATCTGATGACAGGTAAACTTCCTAACGATGGTAATCATGATGGTATGAAAGATCATGTACCAACTATGAAACCAAAACCAGTTCGTCATAATAACCTCGACGCATTAGATAGATGACTTTTTTAATAGCAATAATGTCATTTGCCAACTTTTTATTCTATCCATTAGTGATAGGAACAATTGTTGCAGTAATCATTGAACAGATCTTCAGAGCAAGAGGTGATGAAGATAATCCAGAAGATATAAAAAAGGTAGTTCTTTCTATGGGGGTTAGAAAATATCTCTATAGACAAGCATGGGTTTTTAATGCTATCTGGTTTATTGCATATTTTATTCTTATGTTTACTGTAGGAAGACAACAACCTGCTGCGATGCCTGATTTGATATGGCAAGGATGACTATTTGGCAAGACTACATTGACGAACTCTTTAAATTTTTTCCTCAGTTAAAAATAACTGAAGAGTGGGCAAGATGGGAATCTAAGGATGCTAAATTAGCAGCTAATATTCGCACCGGTAAACACTTTATAAAGGCAAGAGAAGCGCATATAACAGATAATAATTCTGACATATACAATACCATTCTTTATCCCAAGACTGGTGCTGATCTTCCTTGTTTTGGTATGGACTTAATGAAGTTCAGTGATAAGAAAGTTATTATTGTATTTGATTTCCAACATCCACGAGAGAAATATTTATTTTCAGTTGATGGATTGCCAGAAGATGATGGTAAGTATAGGTTCTTTGAGATGGGTAATCATTTTTCTAAGAATATTTTTGTAAGATATTGTAAATCGGAAGAGGTAAATGGATATCTTTCTTCCTTTAAAGAATATTTGACAAAATATAAAGAAATGGTAGAATTATCTAATCCTAAGGGAGAAGACACTACCGTCTATAAAGATTTTGATACTTACATGACAGAGCTTGACCCTGTTAGAGGGTATCTCAAAGCAAAGTTTGGGGAGGATAAATCAGAATCTTTTGTTAATGATTTTTTATTTAATTTTAAATGAATAAGGATCCTATTGTTACTGGCAAGGTAAAGACAGTTTTTGATACTGATGATGCTCAAAGAGTTCTCATTAGGTATGAAGATAAAGTTACTGCATGGAATGGAAAACATGTGGAGTATCCTAAAGATAAAGGTGCTACATGTTGTTTAATCTCAGCTCTTCTGTTTGAGAAGATGGAGAAGGCAGGTATCCGCACTCATTATATTGATTGTCCATCTCTCAATACTATGTTGTGCAGGAAACTTACCATCTATCCTGTAGAAGTTATCTGTAGAAATATTGCTGCTGGATCTATCGTTAAGAATACAGATGGTCTTACGGAGGGAATACGTATTAATCCTCCCATTGTTGAATACTTTTTAAAGGATGATGCCAAGGATGATCCACTTCTAACAGAGGATCGTGTGAGGTTGATGGGTATTGATCCCACACCTATGAAGGAGAAAGCACTGGAGATTAATTTCCAGTTGCAATCCTTATTTACCTTTATGGGTATTGATATTGTTGATTTTAAATTGGAGTTTGGTTACGATGCTCACGGCGATTTATTCCTGGCTGATGAACTATCACCTGACAACATGCGACTCTGGAAAAAAAATACCAAAGAAAGGTATGATAAAGACTTGTTTAGAAAGGATGAAGGTGATATAGTAGAAGCATACAAATATATACTACAACAACTAAGGCAGTTTGCTTAATGGAAGAAGACCACCATCATATCAATGATCTCTATGAAGACATGGAAAGACTCAATGCTTTGTATGAGGAATTAATGTGGGATCATGATGTAGAACTTGAATTTAGAGCAGATTATGAAAATAATCGTATTATCATTTCATTAAAGGATGAAGAAAATGAGTGAACCTAGCACTAATGGATCTCTTTCCGTAGTAGTTCCTATAGAGGATATGAAACTTATCCTTACACAAATGTGGAAATCACGTTCAACTGAACCTAAGGTTGGTAAATTGTATGAGAAATATACAAAACTTATAAGTTTTGAAGAATGATTGATACGTCACCTAGTTCAATTAGGATTGCTCTTATTATGATATTGGGTACAATATGGTTTTTTCTTTTAATACAACAAATCGAGGAGAATAAAAATGATTGAAGATAAAGACAAGAAGCCTTTGCATACACCAGAAGAACATGGACCCGGTGCTCCTCTTTCTGATGAAAGTGCTAAAGGAATCTATACAGAAATAGAATCTTATCTTGATTTCCTATCAATGGTAGGAGGATAATTGTTTTTTACTAAATAAAATTTTTAATTGTCAGATGCCAGATCTAATGAATTTTGCTGTTTATTCCCGTGAGGGATGTCCTTATTGTGTGAAAGTTGAACAAGCTTTAAAACTTGCAGAACTTAAGCATGTAATATATAAACTTGATAGAGACTTTGATAGACAGAGTTTTTATGAACAGTTTGGTAAAGGCACTACCTTCCCACAAGTTACTGTAGATGGTAAAGGGTTGGGTGGATGCACTGAGACTGTGCAGTATCTTAAGGAGAATAGGTTAGTCTAATGAGAGATGACTTTGAAAATGTATATGACATGATAGAACATGCTATTGAGTATGCATTTGAAGGGAAAATGACTCTTAAATTTTATGAGTTTTTAAAGTATCGTAAGACAACTAAAGGAGAAATAGATTCTTTTCTTAATAGTTCTACTGCAAAGGAACTTGCTGATGAAGTGATAGAACTTAGAGAATATATCAAAGGGGGTAAAGATAGCGAACATAAACAATTGCGTGAGGCATATCATCATATTCCTAAACCTCAGGCAAGAAAGATAATGAATTATTTGGGAGGTATACTTGAGGATGCAGCGAGGTATAGTAATGACAGAAAACCAGGAAGAAGAAAAAAAGGATCTAAATAAAGACAAACCTCTAGAGATTAATAGAGGTATTGAATTATTGTTACGTAATAGGAGGAAGAAACCAGAAAAACCTAAAACTTTTCAAGTAAAGTTTGGAAATTTGGTTTCTCTTTGGAATAGAGAAATTGTTTTTCATTTTAACTTCTACTTGGATGTTAGAAAAAAATAACAATTCTCTGGAGGAAGGGCTATGTCCGAAACATTAATAGTTACACTGACCCTAACAACATTAGTGTCTATACTTGCAATAATAGTAGGAGGTATGATAGGATGGATGGCAAGACAACATTCTTATGAAACTACACCTCAGATAGTGTATACTCATCCAGAGATGTTAGATGAGAATGGAAATTTAATTCCTGATGAAATTGTAGCAGTTCGATTTGAAAACACTTATGACAACGACGAAGAAGACGACGACTAGAAAGCCTAGAGCTACTAAAACTACGAAAGCACCTAAAGAAAGAGTTAAGTTACCACCTAATCCTTTCATGCATGAAATTTTGGATTTGGTAGATCAACAAAGATCTAAAGCAAAAAAGATTGAAATCCTCAAAGAATATGAGTGTGATTGTCTTAAAGTGCTATTGATTTGGAACTTTGATGAGAGTGTAATTTCAATGCTTCCTGAGGGAGAAGTTCCTTATCAAAAGAATGATGTTCCGGTGGGAACAGATCATACTTCTTTACGTAGAGAACACAAACAGCTTTATCACTTTGTGAAAGGTGGTAATGATACTTTGAGTGGATTGCGTAGGGAGTCAATGTATATTCAGATGCTTGAAGGTCTTCATCCTGATGAAGCTGATATCCTTACTCTTATTAAAGATGGTAGATTATCCACCAAATATAAACTAACTCGTGATGCAGTGATGGAGGCTTATCCCGACATTACCTGGGGTGGACGTTCATGACAGTGAATGTTGGTGGAAAGCACGTCAAGCGAGGAGAGCAAGTGACCACTGAAAAAGAAGCAGAAGAAAATAAGATTGATCCTTCCAAATATTCCTGTCAGGTCTTACTGGAAAAGACTACACTTGAAAAAGCAGATGATAAGTCATTTCCTACAGATGCTTTTAGGGTGTGGTATAATGTTGATGGGAATGAGTTACTTGACGTAGTTCGTTCTCATAAGCAAGTAAATATTTTCGATATGTATTACGATCAGTATGGAAAGAATCTTAAAAGGATTGAGTATGGATCCGGTACTATAAATCCTCATCAATGGGGGTATAAGAAACCAGAAAAACCAAAGAGGAAAAGAAAATCATGAGTGAAGGTTTTAAGGGATTTATTCAGAAGGATGGATTAAATCAGAGTGGCGATGACCTTAACCTAAAAATTAAAAATGATGAGGTAACTAAACTTATTAAGGAGTATAAAAGATTAAAGAAGTATCAGAAATCTAATCTCTATGAGATTTCTAGATTATCTGGTACTGATAATATTCTTGATAAACTTCTTAATGAATATGGAATTGATCCTGAAGCATTAGAATAATGAGTAAGATTGATACTCAGGGGATGAGTGGTCCTGCTACTCCTGAACAAATAGAAAAAGCTAAGAAGGATTCTAAACATAAACCAGCAAAGGTTACTCCTCGTAGGTTATTTACTCCTGAATATGTGAAAGAAATGAAGATATTGATTAATGAAGTTTTAGATGAGAGAGAACATAAGAGAAGAATGCAAGGAGCGTATGATGATGTAAAACCATTACCTATATCATACTTTGACACTAAGCATTTTGAACATTATGTTGGTGAAGATGAGCCACCATATAAAGATTGGAGTCAATGAATAATTTTATTACTCCTTATACTAATCTTGTAGATTGTATTCATATTGAAAGGAAAATTATTCCATCCGATCTTTGCGATTATATTGTTGAAGACATAGAAACTAGAGAGTGGACTCCTCATAAGTGGTATAATCCCAACACTGAGACAAGTCATTCTGAAGAAACTCAGGAATTAGATGTTCAAGCTACTACAGTAGATTTGATGAATGTATTAACTCCTTTGATGATAAAAGCAGGTGTTGCATATAATAAAAAATATTCATGGGAAGGAGATAATTGTGCTCAAATAATGAAAAAGTTTTCAACAATACGTTTTAATCGATATACTTCAGATCAAATAATGCGTCAACATTATGATCATATTCAGAGTATTTTTGATGGTAAACAGAAAGGAATACCAGTTCTAAGTTTTATATTAAATCTTAATGATGACTATGAAGGTGCTGATTTATATTTTTGGGATGATCATATAGTTCCATTAGGTAAAGGTGATATTATTATGTTCCCTTCTTTATTCTTATTTCCTCATGGTGTAACTCAAGCAACTAAGGGTAAAAGATATTCAGCTGTAGCATGGGCTTGGTGACATGAGAATAGGTGTTATGTGTTCTGGTAATGGAACAAATTTTGAAAATATTGTTCGCACCTGTAGAGAAGATGAAGTTGTGGTGATGGTTCACAACAAAAAGAAATGTGGTGCATCCAAGAGAGCCCAGAAATTGGGGATACCTCATACCCAGATTAGTAGTAAGCAGGAAGATACTATCATTCAGATTATGCAAGCATGGAGGGTGGATCTAATTGTTCTCGCAGGATGGATGAGAATAGTAACTCCTAAGTTAATTAATGCATTTCCAAATAGAATTATTAATCTTCATCCCTCTATGCTTCCAAAGTATAAAGGATTACATGCTATCGAAAGGGCACTAGACAGTGGTGATAAGATGACTGGTGTAAGTGTTCATTATGTTAATGAAGAATTGGATGGGGGTGAAGTTATTATGCAATCAGAAGTTCCTATTTTGCCGACTGATGATTTAGATACATTAACTAAAGCAATTCAGAGAAGAGAATATTATCTTCTACCTAAGGCAATTCATCATGTTAAGAGTAACCTTTAAGTTATGGTATTGGACTATGTTAAGCACTAATTATCGTTTAGAACTTATTGATATATGTTGTAGAATGGTTTCTACAGATGGTAAGGTTAGTTTAGAGGAAAGGATATGGTTGCATAAGTTATGTGCAAATAATAAACATGCTAAAGAGATAGCGGAATCTCTTTTATCTCAAATTAAGTAAAACTGTATCACATGTTACAGTTCTACTTGACTATATAATAAGGGTATGTTAGCATATCCTTATCGTTCATCCCATTGAGGGACGCAAGTAAGCCGACGCGGAACGGATCGTTCATCTCTTCGGAGACGCACACGCCGACTGAAGGAACGGGTCTAAACCACCCTACCTAAGGAAAAGCCAATGGCAAAAGTCACTTACCGTGGTGTCGAGTACGACACTGAAGAGTATACACAAATGATACTCGATGAAGCAAAGCGACACAGAAACTACGATCTAATGTATCGTGGTATCAAAGTGAAGAGCAAGGCAGTGCCTTGTAGCTGAGCTAATTTAACTGATAAATACATCAGTTCGAGATGGATCGAGAGAGGGTTATTGACACCCTCTCTTTTTTTATAGTATAATATCTAAAAGGAGGAATTTTTTTATGACATTGCATATGAGAGAGCAATTGTTAAGAGCAGTTTTGGCACATGCTCAAGGAGAAATTGAGAAACATAAGGTAAACGTAAATGTTTATCTAGAACATCCTGTAGGAATTGGAGAGCATTCTGATATTACAGAAGCAATTCAAGAAGAATTAGATAAAATTGCTCGTTATCATGATCAAATAGAAGTTATTAATAAGTACTTTAGAGCACCTAGCACCAAAGAATAATGGATAGGGAAAAATTGAAACTTATTGTAAGGAATCTTAAATTACTTGTAGATTCTTTAGAGTCTGAAGTTCATTCAGATGTTGATGCATATAAAAATTATGATTTAGGTCCAGGAATTACTGATTACGATGAGGTCTTTGATGATGACGATGGATACCCAGATTAAACTTGTAAGTGTTACTCCGGATGCGGAGAAGCACATGGCATATGTTGCTCGCGTTAGCAACCCCCAGAACCAAGACAATGATAAGTTTGCAGGACTACTAAGGTATTGTATTCAACATGGGCATTGGAGTGTCTTTGAACAGGCATTCATGACTGTTGAGATTAATACTACCAGAGGATTAGCAGCACAAATACTAAGACATAGATCTTTTACTTATCAAGAGTTTTCTCAAAGGTATGCTGATGTATCTTATATTAGAGA